CAGTTCACTACCATGACGCTACTTACTACGCCAGTATGGGGCCGTTTGCTTTGCGAATGAAGACAGCCATGCCGCCTACCGAAGCGCAATCAACATACTACACTGCTACATCAGCGAGTGTGAGTAGTACAACTGTAACTGCTACAGGTACTATAATGGCCGGATGGCCTACAACAAGTGGACCACACACAGTGTATGTCAACAGTGGTAGCGAAGAAGAAACTTTCACCTACACAGGTGGTGGTGCTGGCGGTACAACATTAACAGGGTGTGTTAATGTCAAGGGTACACCGTTGACAACTATGGCGAGTGGTAATCATTCACTGCGCTACTACAAGACCGCTGACCTCGCCGCTGATGGTTCACACACTCGTCAAGTTGTAGAGCGAACCAATAGTACAACCATTACAACAAACGGCGGTGAAGCAATAGCCGCTGACTCATACATTATTGTTGAGGGTCGTATGTATCAAGTAAATGCAAGTGGGGTTGCCGAAGGAGGTACTTCTATTGTAGTGTATGATACATTGGCTTCGGAGATAACAACAGGCTCGGTCATTTATACTGGTGCTGACGGTACACCTCAAACTGCTCAAACAATTGACACTACTATCGGTACAGGGCTTATGCAAGGTGGACAGTCGGACAGCAGTGATACAGCCACCAAGAGTATGCTCAATCACTTTTGGCCGAGTGGTAGCCGTGGTGGACCACTGGTGAGCCGCCTTGATGGTTACGCTTATGTCTCATCTACATGGGACTATCCACGAGACTACGGCTTTGATGGTCCTATTTGGTCGGATGCTGACGATGATGGTTCTTATGCTGTAAGTAGTGGTATCAGTAAATCATCATACGATGGTATCAGTAACCCAACACGCCCACGACCATTCGGTTATCGCTTTGGCCTACGCCAACCATACAACAAACCGCAGTGGTCTATGTATGGATTGCGAGCATTGCGAGAAACAGCAGTGACCGCCACCAACGCCAGTGTAGGTTACACTCACGGTCCATTGATACAAACAGAAACTCAAACTTCAACATACGCTGGTGGTGACGGTAGTTCAACCTCCACTTTCCCGAACACCTACACTGGTATTATGGAACGCCAAACCAACTTCTCCGGTATGCTTGGTGTTGACAAACCGGAGTGGCAGGTTCGATACAGTGACGGTGTTCGCTTTACCCGCCCATTCGGTTGCCCTATTCGCACCCTACGCAACAGTTCTACTGTATTGCGTGACTGGTGGGGTGACGGTAACGGTAAAGGCTTAGATTCGATTGAGGATGCCGCTAAGTATTACATTGTTGATTGGTGGGGTAATACTCGTGGTGAGGATGTTCGCCGGTTCCCTGTCCGTTCATTCGGTATTCGCCCATCATGGGATGCGGGTGACGCATATGAATACGACCGACGAAACAACCGTACACCGTATGAGCGACTGTATAACAACGGCAATAGTCTTGTCAATTTGAAGGGTCTTATCAACAGCGCAGGTAGCACACTTGTAGCCGCCGCATTTACGGATGCCACTGTTGATACAAACCATTCAGCGGGTTCGGGTACAAGTTTCGGTGGTAATCCTAAAATCCTACAAATGAACTCAACTGCTTTACTTACTGTAGGTATGGGTGTAAGCGGCACTGGTGTAGCAAGTGATTCAGTCATTACTCAAATTGACAGCGGAACACTGTTTAGAATTGACAAAGACACTACTGCTACAAATAACAATCAAACTATTACTTTCACACCAACATCAACAGTGCCTCGTTTCGGTGGCCGTTTAAATAACGATAATAATAATTCACTCACCACTTTGGTTGATGTATTCATGCCATCAAACGCACAGCGTGTAGGCGACATGGGTAATGGTCGAGGTATTCGATACCCTACTCAATTCAACGAGGATGTCTTAACCGCATTGAGTGAACCTATTCATACAACAGGACTTGTCCTCTCTCATCACACCGCCGAGCCTATACTCAACGATGGCTTCATTCGTGCAAGAAACGATGTACTGCAAAACACAGAAGTACCTCGTGGTATCAGTTCACGCTTGGAGATTGCAGAAGACGGACTACTCAAGCCCGAAGCAGTAGTAAGCGACCGTATGGAGAACATTGTCGGTGACTCACCGCATAAGGATGCAGTAAGCCGCAGTAGTCCTCGTATCGGTCTCGACACCGAAAACCTACAAGGTGTTGACACCAATCAAATCATCATCAACACTGAGGCACACAGCCTACACACAGACCGCAATGTAGGACAGCGTGTTGTATTACAAGGTGGTATGCAAACTGGCTCTCAAACAATAGGTAACTACGACCTTACCGCACTTGACTTTGGAGGGCAACCTCAAGGTGGTGCGGTGCGTATGAGTCATACATCAAACTTCAACCCGCTTGGTGGTACTTACCTTGCTGAAACCCGCAACTTCCTTTCACCGATTGATGATACCAATTGGGGTGGATTTACCGCTATATGCGTAACAGCAAACGGTTCTTCTAATATCACTATGGAATCTACTGCTAAATTGGTAGTGGGTATGAAAGTAATTGGTACAGGTATTCCCGATGATATTACTATTACTGAAATAACAAACTCAACAACTATAGCAATAGGAGCAAACGCAACAGCCGACAGTTCCAGTGATGGAGTTACACTAAGTTTCACTGCACCTACCGGTTTCAGTAGTAACCCATACACTACAGTTACATTCTCTCCTGCTGGTAAAAGAACAAATGTTATTGATAAATCCATTACATACATGATGCGCCCAGTTCGATTGATGGACAAGCAACACATCGAGATGTTCCGTTCAAATCTCAACTTACACGCATCAAGCCCGCAAAACGGTAGTAACTACTTTGGTGCTACCGCTGGTGGTAAGTATGGTTTATATGTTTACAATGTAGAAAATCATAGAGCAACAGACGGTGAAACTACTTACATGCGTAGTGGCCCGAATACAAACCCTCCTTACGCACCTGCGTATTCTATGTCAATTGTAAACAGTGATACCCGACCGATAAGTAAAGGTCCAAAAATTATCGGAACGGCTGACAGCGGCTTTGACAGCAGTAAAATTGACAATGAAGTTACTCGTGTAATTATCAGTGAAAATACTTTGGAACATTACCGTTCCGACGCATCACGCCGCCGTACATCTGTAGAAAACGATGAGACAGTTGTTCGTAAGGATTACAGTGTACAACCACGGTTCAGTCAAGCCTTACATCCAAAAGGACATAAAGGGGATGTCTCCTACAACTCAACAGACCACAGTGGTGATGGCGCATGATTGAATACGACTTTTGTAATTGTTGTACACCAATGGAAAATGCATTCGCCTTAATGAAGGCTAAGAAGGAAAAACCATTTCACGGTTACAATCCAAACAAGCACAGTCCAAAGGGTGGACTGAACGCTAAGGGTCGTGCCGCCGCCAAGCGTAAGAGTGGCGCAAATCTCAAACCCCCGGTGACAACTAAGCCAAGTAAACTCAAGCCCGGCTCAAAGAAGGCCAAGCGTCGTAAATCATTCTGCGCTCGTATGAGTGGTATGAAAGGCGCAACGAGTAAGAAAGGTAAATTAACACCGAAAGGGGCTTCTCTTAAACGGTGGAACTGCTGATGGTTGTTATAAAAAACACAGTTGTTGGTCGGTTTAGTACCGATATGCCCGCAGTGATGGACCATGTGCGTAAGCCGGTGTTCGTTGACAACGCCGTTCATCATGCAAAGGTGGACACGAGTACAGGTGTACAAGCGAAAGTTACCATTGAAAATAGTAACGCATCTACTTTCCAAGTCATGCCCGAAACCCGCTATCAAATTGTTGAGGGTGAGTCGTCAATTCAAATCACACATAAAGAAACACCGGGGCATAGTAGCACCGCAGTACCCTTTTTGGGTGACAATATATTGAGTTCAACCAACAAACCCATGCTTGTTTACAATGCCGACAACCCCGCCCAACGGCTATCTATCTCCACGCTTGAATCCAGCACTGTAGGTATTCTTATGAATCTACAAAACATGAAAGGTAAAACACTTAACGACCTTGGTTTCCTTGAGCGTGAAGTTAAGTTGGGTCAGCCGATTGATGTTGGGTTGCGTACAACAGACATGGCTATCCGTTTAGGTCAGCAAGCAACTACCAGTATGAATAGTTTCAACATTGGTCGCAGTATGAGTTCCGCAAACAACAACAACGGTCGAAGACTTCACTCTACTCGCTTCCTCGGTCAAGACTTTACAAATGTCAACTTGATGACCGCACTACGGTTTATCGGTCGGCATGACAGCCGCATGATACTCATAGACAGATTCGGTAATATGTTGTATGTTCCTATCACATTCAGTGAAGCCACTCGTAGTGTAAACGCCAATATCCGTTTTGGTTCTAAGCGAACTGACCCTGTAGATAATACACCAAACCGTGTCACTGTACAAGGTCAGCCAATGGCATTGAATGACTTGGTTATCGTTACTGTTGATGACACTGAAAGACAAAGCGGTAACAACGGTGAGATACGAGAAGAACCAGCACCAGTCGTAGATATGACGGTACGCTCAACCAACGGGGCAAGAAGAGTCGCTCGTCAAATCCTACGAGGTCATACACTTACAGCGGGTGCAATCAGCAGTAGCGGTCATCCCGGCATCACTGACATGCGACCGGGTATGACGATTGAGTATGACGGTCAAACTCGTGTCATCACAGAAGCAAGACATATGCCGATAGTAGGTATTACCGACCTTACTATGCTTAACATCGAGTCGGGTATAGAAGGTGTACTGCAAGGCATTAGTGAAGGGGCAACCGCTGTTTCCAGTGGAGAAGCACCTCTTACTTATGTTCAAATTGTCGAAGAAAACTTATCCATGTTTGGTAAAATTGAATTGCGTATCACTTCTCAAGTAACCGAGCGAGGTGTTCATACCACCGCCTTCTTAATCGGAGGGGTTAAAGGCACGAAGACAAGAGGCAAAATTGGTGGCGAAGGGTTGCCGATAGGTGCGAATAAGACCGAGATTAGGAGATATTGACATGCCTGTATCGAATCACATACGCCGTTTGCTCTTACAGACTATCGCTGATACTATCAACGAAGTAGTGGTAGGTTTCGACGGAACACCGGCTACTGCGGAGGATGGTGCGGCGGGTCGCCCTGCTATCGTTCTCACGCCAACAGTGACGATTATTGACGACACTGCTCTACTCATCGAGGCATCAATGAGTATTGATAACACATTCACTGATAGCATCCGTGAGGTGTACATACAAAATCGTACCACCTCCGACTTCACACCTGTCGCTCGTTATACGACAAAACCAATTATCAAAACATCGGCAAATGAAATTAACATTGAAATACTCATAGAGGTGGCATAGAATGGGAAACGGTAATCCAGTATCGGGGCATACAAATCATAACTTGACAGTGGCGACAGCAACGAATGTTGACGGATTAGGTGACGGCGACCATATCCTGTCACCCACACTCACCAACATGGTAGAGGGTATTCACGGTAATGGTGTTATCATGTACGATGATACATCGGGTGGAGAAGGTGATAGAAACATTCCTGCAAATATACCCGGTGCTGTCAATTACGCAAGTGGAACTACTTTTACTGTTAAAGGGGGTTATGCTGTACTTGATGGTATCATGTATCAATTCGCAGGTGGTGTAGGTGCAACGACAACATACACCCTCAACACGAGTAGTGCAAGTGCGGCTGGCTCGCCTACTGCTCTTACCAGTGGTAAAGAAGCATTAGTTGTAGTGTATGTTTCCGCTGATAATACTTCTACTGTTAAAAATATTTATTGGGAATTGGGAACTGCTACTACTGCCGGTACAAACAGTTACCCTGCCACTCCTACAGCATTCCTTAACACACCTACTGCAACAGGTAGTAGTGCATTAGCAAACACTCAAACAGTCGTTCTTGCTGTATTGCGTGTTGCATTTGCAAGCGGAGGTGATGACCTTAAGTTGGTAATCACAGAAGTGAATGATAAGCGGGTATTTGTTCGACCATCACCTATGTATTTTTCACCAGTAACAAGTGGT